CCAGCAGAATCCTTGAAAAATACACCGGGGCTTGCAACATTGGTGTTAATTGCAATCTGGCCATCAGCCAAGCTTGTTGTGGGGCGCTTGCTGTCAACATTGCTGCGGATGTGCTTGTATGTGGCCATGCCTTAACTCCCTGCTGGACGGCGTTACTAGACCATTCTAGTATTCGCCTTCGTCTATCTCCACATCGTATTCAGCAATAATTTCAGTCAGAGTTTTGTACTGAACGTAATAGTCGGCATTACTTATTTTGACCAGCAGTTCGCCAATCTTCCCGCCATGCGGCAGGTTTTCACCGTTATAGGTAAAATTCGCCATTAATAAGAGCCTTCATCAACGACTCCTACGGCCATTGCACCTGTGGTGTTGTCAACAGTAACCTCAGTGCTTTCAAGAACAACGCCTTTAACGGCAATTGTTGCGATTTGAGTCCGGCCCCACAGCGAGTCGATGGCTGCTTTTGCATCTGCAACCCCAGAAAATGGCGGTGTTAAACCAGTGCCGTCATACGTGACATCACCTGCGTCAATGACGCTGATTCCTGCGCCAACAAGGTTGACATGGGTCCAGGTCGTTCCAGAGCCTGGGCTTAAAAGCCAGTCGCCAACATCAAGTGCAATGGCAGGCACTGGTGATGTGCCCGTTCCAGCAGTGGTAACAAGCAGGTAAACACCAGAACTTGCTGATGTTGGTGCGGCTAACGCAGACCCGACAGTTAGACCAGCCTCTGCGCCGTAGTTATTTAAACTCGCGACTTTGTTTGTGCTGGCGTTATACGTGCCACCGAAACGCAGGTTTGCTTGCGCTCCAAACTCATTGTTCAGTGGTAGGTAGTAGCCTTCCGGTGGATCGACTTGGCCAACCCATACATAGGCTGTGCGGTCTGTTGGGTTTACCCAAAGCTGGCCCGCAAATTCTGGTGTTGGCTGAGTAGGGCTAATCTTTGCAATGCCGTAATCAGCCAGCTGTGATGCTGTAACGCTATTTGCAGCAAGGAATCCTGATCCAAACGTTCCAGTCGTAATCTTGGCAGCGTCAAGATCCGGGATGTCAGTTGTTTCAAGCAGGTGGGTTGCAGTGATATGACCCTGCGTGTCAAAGTCAACCTTTACGCCAGTGCCTGCAGCAATATTGTTGATGTGGTTAAACGCGCCAGCGCCGTCAACGCTTAAGCCCGATCCTGGTCTTGCTGCGCCCTGACTGGTTGCTGTTGCTGTCGGGATGTCCCCAGACTCGACAACCCTGCCGCCAGTTACTAAACCGTTAACGTCATATTGAACGACGTGATAATTAACGTTCTCTTCTACAACAGTGTTATCAATAGTCAGAGTGTCGCCACTCATGACTAGACCGTTGCCGTTAATAATTACGCCACCCTTGGCCGTGGTGGTGGACGTTGGGAGGTCCGCTCCATCGAGTGCGCGGTAACTGACTGCGCCTGCAGCGGTCGTTGGTCCGGCTAAGAATTGAGCCGCTCCACTGGTGTTGTCCAGCGTCGTCGTGACTGTTGCTTCATCGCCAGACGTAGAAACAACAACATCAACAAGCCCAGAGGTGCTGCCTACAACGCTATTGATGCTTCCGGCTGCTTTGATCGAAGTCCACGCAGAGCCGGACCAGGAATAAACCTTGTTGGTACTTGTTACCAGGGCAAGCTGCCCAATAAAAGCGCCTGATGCCGGAAGGCTTGTGACGGAATCAACTGTTGATTCGTTAGCAAGTTTGGCAGCTGTTACTGCGCCGTCTTCTATTTGACTTGTCGAAACCTGACTGACAGTTGCAACAGATCCCAGGCCCAGCGTGGTGCGTTGATCTGCAGCTGTTGCGTCATCAAGTAACGCCCGGCCTACTGCCGTACAGGTAATTTCTTGCGTTACGCCGCTGCTTCCGTCGCGTCCCAGCAAGGAATCGGCAGATACGTTTTGGATCTTTGCGTAGGTAACGGCAGCATCCGCCACCTCGGTCGTACCAACGCCACCAATTGAAATGTTGCTGGCTGTAATCGTGCCAGCGGCAATCTTTGCAGATGAAACTGCGCCGTCAATAATCTTTACGGTTGTTATTGCATCATCAGCAATAGCCGCCGTGCCAAGGGCTGTCACCTTGTCTGTGGTTACCGCACCAGCAGCCAGCTTTCCAGTTGTGATCTGCAGGTCGCCGATACCGGCGGTTGGCATTACAACCTGCTGATACGCTGTGCCGTTATAAAACTGAAGGTTGCTAGTGGTGGTGTTGAAGTAGCCGCGACCGCCAAAGTTGTCGGCGGTTGGCGTGATGGTATCGGCAACAGCGCTGCTATTTGTCGCTAACTTTGCTGCGGTAACTGCGTCATCAGCAAAAGCAACCGTTCCAAGCTTGGTTGTGCTGCTCTGGTCGAGCTTGTCAAGATCGATGCTGCCTGCATCAATTAGGTCTAGACCTGCGTCTACAAGATCCTTGCTCGTTACTTTTTTGGTTTCGCTAGCGGAGATGTCCGCAATGGGCAAAACGTCTGTAGCAGAGACGCCAGCTTTCGACAGCGCATTTAACTCGGTTATCCGCTGGTCAGCCACCGCTTAACTCGCTACGGGAATATGCCTTTATTTTAGTCCTCTATCTCTTTAAGCAAGTAATCAAGCGATTGCTCCACCTGGATGCGGTCGTCATCCTCAAGCAGGATGAAGCCAGAAGGCTCACCGATTAGCAGCTGGATTTCGCCATCGGTCACAAAATCAATGGTGCATTCAATGGCTTCCTGGGCAGTGACATTGATGCCTGTCCTAGTAATGACAGCGCTCGTTTGGTAAAACACTGAGGTCAGGCTGCTGTCTAAAGAGCTGTCTGTGATGTAAAGGGCTAGTTCAATCTGGCTGCCGATTTCAATTCTTTGAATAAGCTGCAGCATCAAAAGCGGCGGCTCTTTGATGCCTGTTGTTTCGTAATCAAACAGGCAATCAATACTGCCGTTACCACTGATCAAGCCAGCATTAAACTGTCTGCGAAATTTATCGTTAAGACCTGTAACGTCAATAGCGTCTCGGTCTGTGTTGAGGGTATACCGCGTTACGTTCCCAAGAACGTTGAATCGAATATCAGTGACCGCGTAGTCAATCGCAATGGGCGTTCCAGCAAAAGAGTTAAGCGTAATTTCTGCGGCACGGTTGTTATTGATTGCGTCTGCATAATCGGCAAAAAACCGCAAACCACCTGCCTGGTTGACGTGGATGAACGCTGAAATCTCATCTTCTATTGTATTACTGCTCCATGTGGAAGCCGCAAAGCAAACCAGGCCGCGTGAATCAGCTGTGGAAATACTCAGCCGATCGCCGGTTAATAGATTATCTAAGGCGGACTCAAAACTTAAACGGTTCAACGTAGTGTTTACGTCGTCCGGTGAAATTGCATCAGTAAATGAGCCGTAGCTGTCACTTGAGCCACGGCGCAGTTTTACGTGACCCGTTCCACCTAGAAAAACCGCCATGCTATGCCGTAATTACTTCGGAGAAATCGCCGTCCATCGTAAATTGGATTGGGACGACACTTAGCTCCCCGGTGCTTACGCTGACCTGGGCGCTTGTGATGTAGGCGTTGAATTTGATGTCGTCTTTACTGTTGCCGCCGACATTTAGTTCTAAGAAGACGCGATCACTTTCTTCGACTGCACCGCCTTGCATGATCTTGGACAGCAGGTCCGTAAATTGGCGAAGCGTGGCGCTTTCGCCGCTTTCTAGCCTGTAGTACATCATCGTGGCACTACCAGTAGCGCCCTTTACGCCTGGGGTAAAGCTATTTACGGTGCTGTCGATTGTATTTGTGCTAAGAAGCTCTACTGTCGTTTCAAGCGACCAGTCTCTAATCTTGGCAATGCTTTTGCCGCTATAGACCAAGCTACCACTGCGGCCCGTGTAGAAGCCCATCTCTAGCGCCTAAGAACGTGTTCCTATTCTAAGCCACTGCAATGAGTGTTACTTGAACATTGCTTAAGCCCTTGTATACAGATTGTACTTTTGGCTCGGAGTCGTAACGCCAGTTCGTTCCAGGTGGTGCGCTGATGCTAGAAGTTACGCCGTTCCAGCCTGCCCAAACATTGCTAGTGGTAGACAAGGAAAACTCTTGTAAGGTGCCCTTCCTTGCTTCGTAGTCGTCTAGAAAAAGTTGCGCGTCTGTGTCTTTAATGTTTTGGTACGTCAGGTTTAGCTTTGCGTTTACACGGCGGGTGCCGTACAAAATGCGCACTTCTGCGCCTGACTGCGCGTTAAATCGTTTGATGGGCCAATCGCCTGGATTAAAATCGCGACCTGCTGGTTTTAGGTTGGGAAATGCCATTACTCCAGCACCCGGAAATTGCTTTCTGTGAGCACGTCTTTTGCCACAATGCTAGCTCCACTGGAATCCACAGGCACTTCCACAGCAGCAATGTTGACCAGGCCATCCTCATCAAGAGTAAGCTGCTCGACTTGATAAAGCCCTTGGTTTACTTGGCTGCTCAACAGAGTAAATAACGTTCCACGCAGGCTGGAAGCTGTGACCCGGTTATTTGAAATTGTGATCTTCTGTTCTTTTAATTCGCTAGTCGTTGGGTAGTAGACCAGTGCGTCATAGGTGCCGTTTTGAATGGTGCTTACTGTGACCAGCTCTCCGGCATCTGTGACAGCGCCGTTGTTGGCGGCACTGTAAGAAGTAGATGATGTGATCACGCGAATGTAAGAACCGGGCTGGATCTGTAACGCATCAGGAACGGTTTTGAAACTTATGGTATGAGTGACGCGGCGCCTGATGCTCAACAAGAAACGAGCTGTCTTTAATGCTTGGGCTTCATTGGTGCAGAAATCGCTTAGGTCGAATGTCTGCTGTGTTAACGAACCACGGTTTTGCGCGGCCAGGTCGGCCCAGTCAACAAGTGCTGATGCTTGTGTTGGTAGGTCGTTGCTGACAGTGACGCGCCAGGTAACAAGAGCCCGGAAATCAGTTCGTTGTGATGCCTCGATGTACTGGACTTGCAGGCTGTCTTCAATAATGTTGCCTGATGTGAATATCTGCTCTGCGTTTATTGGGCTTGTAGAAATCTTGTAGTTGCCGTCATAGGGCAGTGCAGGCATCATGCCGAAACGCCCGTTCTTGATGGTGAAGTTGCAGATATGCAGTGAAGCGTTGTCGTAGATGAATGAGCGGATGCTTTCGCTGTCCTCAAGCACTCCGTCATAAAACATGTGATTGGCACGCTGGAAACGTGCCGAAATCTCTAAAGAGCTTGTGTCAATTAGCTCAGATGGCACGACATTGCCTAAGCCTTGGCCTGGATCGGTCAGTAGGTAGTAAACGAAATCTGCAAGTAAATTGCTTGGCGCGTAACTCTTTTCAATTAAGCGGTAAACACTAATTCCAGACTGACTCCAGGCGCGAAGCTGGCCCACGCCGTTTAATTGGCCATTTGATTTAATAGCAAGTCCCATCGTGGACATGCTGTAATACTCAGCAACAGGCCCGCTATCGTTGTTGTTTGCCAGGCTTTCATTTACATATACAATTTCATGCTCAGGGCCGCTTTCGTTTGACTTAGTAAGTTCAAGGAAATGACTTGTATCTGACACCCTTGAGTTGTACTCAAATATGCGCTCACCCGTAATGATTGGGGGCGTCACTTCATCGCTTTGTTCAACGCTATCAACTTTTATTGTAAAATCAAAATGGTTGTAACGCACTTTATTGCTGTCTGTGTAATTTGATATGTGATTATTTAGAGGAAGCCTGTAGGTGAACTGTTCCCCGACGTTCCAGCTGCCTGTTGAGGCTTGAACAAAAATTCTTGGGTACTTAACCCACGCCCAAGGGCTACCGCCGTTTGCGTTTTGATATTGTTGACTGATTTGGCTCTGGCCCCCGTATACGTCAGAGAATCCTTCCCAGCCAACGGTGATACTTCTGCCGCCCTCTGTATGTGTGAAGTATCCAAATTTTCTTTGGTATGGATGATTTCTAGCTTGACCCAAGATTTGAGTCATCCAAGAGTGGGACTCTAGCCAGCCCTGATTGGGGCTTGCAACGCCTCCAGTTACAGAAAGGTTAGTGGGTCTGTAACTTGTTTCAGTATCTCCTGGCGATGTTCTTGGGTCAACAACTAGCTCAGGGTTTAGCTTGATATCTCTAATCTGAGTTCTTCTGCCTGTAGTTGTAATGCGAAAAGTGCCATGGCTAGGTGTATCAAAATCTTCGCCAATTAAACTTCCTCCAGTTGAGTCAAGCTCTGTCGTGACGTTTGTGTCAATACTTTGGATTGCAACGTCAGACCCAGTACGCGGAATAAACCGATACTCGTAATAGCCTGGAGTTCGTGGCTTGATACGAACGTAGTTATACATATTGACAGGCGCGTTTCCTGTAACGGAAAAAAGCCTTCCAATGCGTTCCCAGGTTCCATTGCGTGTGCCATTGGCTTCGGCTACTTTGCGCACATAGATTGAAAAACAAGATGTCCGCTCGAAGTACTTGTCCATTCGAGGCGTATTAAGTGTAATGTTATCTTCGTCAAACTTGTTTAAATCTCCGGGCGATGGAATCGCATTAATATTGCATAGACCGCTTGCTTTGTTCCACACCTGGCTGCGGATACCTATTTCAATGCACTCAGCGTCACGCCTTACAGGGCGAATAGTTGCGATATTAGATCTGCAAATGTTATAGAAACCAGCGCCGCAATGCTTGGTTTCGTTATAACCATTGACAGGGCCTTCATACCCTCCCAG